CCAAGCGAAGTTTGTTTGATCTCCGGCTTTATAATAAATTCCGTTTTTATTCGGGCTCGAAGGGAAAGTAAGTAATAAATGCTCTGTAGATGTCGCAACCCCAGTAGGTGCGGGAGGTTTAACGAATAATAAGATGGCCATATATTTTACACGAATGGATGCACGAATTTAGCATCCTTAGCTCGTTCCGAGAACTGTTCTTGAGTTAAAAGGTCGCCCTTTTCATTGTAGTAACCGTTTGTTCTTGGGCAGAGCCAATACGACAGAATATCTGGATGGCTCATTATCGGTAGGTTTTCTAGCTGAGACATTTCGTACATGAGAAACTCTGTTGAGATTAAGCCTCGTTCAAGACGTTGAGTGGCGTTAAAGATCCGTTTTGCTTTGAAGGCGTCCGCAAAATGTTGGTCGTTTTGGTAGTAAGATGAGGACTGGATAGCCCCCAAGACCTCCTTGGAGAAACCTCGAATGCCGTTCTGCACAAATTTGATATTTCCCCTAGTTCTTACAAGCGAACCAAACATAGTAAAGCGGTACGGCGTTAGATCTTCTGGAAGTCGCCCCTTTACCTCGACATCCGTATCCAACTTAATAAAATAGTCAGTTGGGTTCTTGGCAAAGACTTCAAAGACATTCCTCCAAAACCTAAAGCCATGCTCTAGTTTGTAAGAGTTTGGGTAAAGGAAGTATTGGAAGTTATGCTTTTCGCATAGTTCCTTAATTTTAGGATCATCGTCACCGTCCGACAAAACAGAGACTATTTCGGTTGGGTAATGAGTCCGAAGACTTGTGGCCAAACGCTCGAGTTTCGGCAGGTCTTTGTGCGTTGTGATTATGAAGGATAGAGTATTCATTTAGTAGAGTGCGTATTTTATTCTCAGACCTTCAGTTACGTTTGCGAGTTCTTGATCTGTTAAAGCACGATTGAAATGGATAAACTCAGCTATTTGTCCAGAGTAGATGTACTCTGACTGATAATCTAGATCGCTGAAATAACCGTTTGCACCCAAGATAACATAACCATTTGAGTTAGGGGAAATAACAGCGTCATAAGTGAATCCCGATACTTGGCCATTGTCGTAAAAATACGTTCTCGCAAGACTTGTCGAATTGACACGAGTGGAAATCCTAAAACCAAATGTGCCTTTGGAGTAATCGGGGCTAGAGCTGGATTCTTCATCGGGAAAGACTACTATCTCGCCGACGTACCGATCACGATATATTTCTGGCTTTTGAGCTACAAAATGAAGTGCTTCGTTTATTCTGGCATGAACGGTAGATCCAACATGCTGGTTGGAGCTATTGCGATAACCCATGGAGTAAAGTTTCCTGCCTGCACTATATCTGTTGCCAAAGTCAAAAGGTTTGTGAATGCAGATAGTGGTGCATTCGGAAATGTTAAAAGAGGGTATGTTGTATAAAACAATGGCGTGACGGTTGTTTTTTTCAATTTCTAAAACGGGGTTACTATTTAATGCGCCAGAAATTACTGGAACGCCCCTTCCGCCATAACCCACAGATGGGTAGGCGAGCAAGCCGGACCCAGACTGATCTGCCCACGATGCAACTTCGGGGCGACCACCCACATTAGTCGTGCTTATCCCCGCATCAGCCTTAAGCCAAACTTTTAGGTTTGAGATTGAAGAAGGCAAGACTCCGCCAACTGTTGGAGTTGGCAGAGAAGAGAGGGACGGGTTAACTTGTTTAACTCTTAAAGTGCCAACCGTGCCGTTTAATGAAGTCCAACCTGAGTTTGGCGGAAAATTCCCGCTACCGTTTGGCGCACTGGCTAAGTGGAGAAACCCAGTTGAAGAGTAGTTATACAAGATCCAATTCCCTTCGTGACTTGTAAGAATTAAAATAGTACCGGTGCCGGGTAAGCCCCCGTAGAAGGAGTTTCCGTATGAGTTATTATACTTATAGTAAACTGGAAATAGATGTAAGGGAGTAGTTGAGATGTTGACATTATGTGCAGCGTTGCTGATTCCACTAATGATAACGGCTCTTGTATCTTTACTGAAATTAAGATCGCCTGAATTTGATACAGAAAAACCAAGCGTGGATGGCGGTGTAACTAGGGTTGGCATACTTACTTTTTGGTTAAACGAATTTACTTGTTTGATAAGTCATGATCTTAGCCTGACCCTTAAGTGTTATGCTCTTAGCAGTAACAAAACCAAGATAGTATTCACCATTATTTGGTAGAACTGCGTTGGCTTGGTCAGGCCCCGTCCTATTAGATGCAAGTCGCCAGCCGAAACCCGCCCGAACAAAATAGCTTGCAAATGCTCCAGTCGCGTTATCCCAAACTCGCACTTGATCGGCGCTACCAGCAGCACTACCTGCTGTTAGTTGTGTAAAGTCAAAAACGCTATCAAGAGTATTGTTCGTGGGTAAGAATAGTTTTCTTGAATTGCCTGCCCCAGTCGCAGGAACATCAGCAAAAAACGTAGACGATAAATTACCGTTTGACCGAAACATTCGGTTTCCCTTCAAAAGCGGAATTGCCGTTCTGAGAGACATTTTAACTTATGCTCGTTATTCTGGCCGTTCCAGTACTTGCAAAAACCCCAAAATGTTGAAGTCCTACCTGCGCGGCGGGGACTTCCCAGTAATCACCGGAAGCCATACGTATTTGATAGTCTGTAATAGAAACTGCACTTCCGGGCTTTATGTATAAAGTGCCGTTTCCTTCGTTAAAAACTGTTAAGACTTTTCTATTAGAGTCGACCCCTGCAAATGCTGAGGATGATGTACTTGTAAAAGAAGAGGTATTAACAGAATTGCCAGTTGGATATTGGGCAATGCTAACTGGAAGCGGAGTTCCGCTTGTAGAGCCTTGTACAGTCAAGACATCGACTGACGGAGTCCCAGCAATTCCAGCGTTGGCAAAAGACATCTGCGAACCCGTTGCGTCTAAGATCTGGGCTTGGGCTTTTAATGCTGAAGGAGTTGTTTGTGTCGCCGTTACGGTTCCACCTCCTCCAAAAGTAGTCACTTGTGCCCCTGAAGCGTCGACAATTTGAACAGATAAGGCTCGCTCTGATCCTCGAGCGACTGATGTCAGATTATTTCCAGCACCATCAGCAAGCCTAGATGTAACTGTTCCGTCTACTGTTAGCGACCCGTTGTTGTCCGTAATCGGTGTAACAGGAGCGGAGGCTAGGGAGACGGGTTGAGTGGCTTGCCAGAATGTCCCAGTAACTGGGTGCGAAGGAACTGAGGCTAAAGAGACGGGTTGTGTTGCTGGGAAGTTTGAAACCGAAACAGATCCAGACACTGGTTGGGTTGCAGGCCAGAAGGTTCCAGTAACGGGATGAGACGGAACAGAGGCTAGGGAAACGGGAATTGCCGTCCCCCCTGCGACACCCTGAACCGAAACTACGTCGGTTGCTGGAGTGCCTGCGGTGCCCGTCATTGCGTAATCCACAACAGAACCAGCAGCATTTAAAAGTTGAGCTTGAGCTTTTAACGAGGCGGCAGTGGCTTGGGTTGCGGTAAGTGATCCGTCAACAGTCAGTGAACCTCCGTTATCTGTTACTGAAACAGTTCCGCTGACTGGTTGAGTGGCAGGAAAGTTGCTAACGCTAACTGAAGAACTTCCGAATGTGCTTACTTGGTTCCCCGATCCGTCCACAATCTGCACCGACAACGCTCTTTGCGATCCCCTAGCGGAAGATGTGATAGCGTTGCCGGAGCCGTCCGCAATATTTGAACTGACGGTCCCGCTAACGGGAAGTGGGTTAGAAGAATCGTTCTTGACCTCTACTTCGTTGCTAACGGTAACAGTCCCTGAAGTGATCGTAATCGACCCGCTACCCCCGATATCGACTGGGAGCCTTCCACCGCTCAGGGCGGGTAGCTTGCCGTCGATGTTACTAAGAGAATTATTTGCGGTGACCTGGTTTGCCGCGGTAGAAACTCCAGAAACGGAAACTGTGATATTTTCAAGAGCTGAAAGACTAGTGGCTCCAAGATCTACAGTACCGTCTACAGTAAGGGAGCCGCCGTTGTCGGTAACAGCAAGACTGGCGTTCTGAACGCTGACGTTCTGCGAAGACGGAAAAGTAACGCTGATATTTTCAAGCGCAGTTAGACTATTGCTGTCCAAAGCCACTGGCACAGCCAGAGCTCTAAGTTGTTCATTGGTTAAAGGTCCAGACACGGTTACCGTGCCGTCAATTTGGTGATGCGGCGTATGCTCACCGGAGTTTAAGGTTGTCTTAAGGGTTTTTGTTACCCCTACTGCGTCTTTGACATCAAGGCTCATAAAACGGTGGCAATATGATGGCTGTAATTGGCGTATTGGAAGTCAAGATTCCCAAGCAACGGGGAAGTAAAGACGATCGAGGCAGCCAAGCCGACAAGGGTTGCCCTTTCCCAAAGACCTGTCCCGCCGTTGTAGACCAGGAATTCCTGATGTTGTGGCGCAGGCGTATAGGCGTCAGAAAGACCATCAAGGGCTGGAGTTTCCGGGACAAAATCAAGATTGGCTGTGAAAGGATTGAATTTGTAGGACATTTCTATGAGTTTAGCTTTTGGATACAGAAGTCAACTGGTCGGAGCCGTTGTAAGTCAAAGTAAGAGTGGCGACCACCTCTCCGTTTTTACGATAGGTCACTGTCCCAACATTCCCTGCTCCGTCGTAATTGGAAAGTTGAATTGCGTCGTATTCAGGTATGGAAAAACCATTTTTACTTTCAATCTTGTTTAGAAGACTATTAATCTTATGAAGAGACCTCCCCGAAGGATCAGCTAGTTTCGGCTCGTCGCCTTCCGGATAGAAAGCGGGCATGAGTTACTTACCTCAGCCCTTTTTCAAGCGCGTCCAAAAAGCTTACGTCGGAGCCGAGTTCAGGAGAACCAGTCTTAGCATCGCCGCCGCCTGCTCCAGGAGTGGCAGTACGATATTCACCTAAAGCTTTCTTCAGGCCGGCAATTTCGCCCTGGCTCTTTTTCACGTAGCCCTGGAACAACTGGACCATAAGAGGCATCGCTACCGCTTGGTAGGTCAAGGCTGCTCGAGTTTCGGTATCTAAGTCAGACTGCTCTACGAGCATGGCTTGTTCGCGAAGCCCATCGACGCGGGCGTCCCACTCGGCGTTGCCAGTCTTTTTAAGAATCGGCACTTCCTGAGTAAAGCGGTTCCACATCTCGCTATAAGTCGTTGTGGTTTCTTCTTGAGCTTTCTTTTGAGCAAGCTCCTGCTGACGAGTTTGTTCAGCCTGTTGAGCAAGCTCACGTTTGCTGATCTCTTCCATAGCCTTCTCAGCATTGGTGAGAATGGTGTCGCGCTTGTTATACAATGAATTGAGTTCATCAACCCGACGACGCACATCAACGGCATCGATTGGATCGAGACCTGTAAGCATCTCTTTGACTGCGGCTCTGCGTTGAGCAGGATCATTAATTGCTGCAGCCCGGACAACGGCATCGGCGTCCATCTCATACATCTTGGCCATTTCTTGAATGGTGTTGGTGGCCTCACGAATAGGCGCATCAATCGCAACCTTGTACTGCTTGGTGGCCTGTACACGAGCTACGGAAAGCTCACTCTCATACTCATCGCGCTCAGCTTTGAGGGTCTCGAGTTCTTTGCGAAGAAGATCCAACTGAGGAGAAGATTGTTCTCCGGAGTCCTCCACCTTTGTCGTCTCTTTGTTTATCTTGGATTCAAGAGACGCCAGCTTGGCTTTGGTGTCACGAAGTTCCGTAGTGACTTTTGCAAAAGCGGTTTGAGCTGACTTCGTCGCATCTTTCGGAAGCTCAGGAGTTGATTCTTCTTTTGCGGCTTCGGGTTCTTTTCCGATCGCCTCGAGCACGTCATCCGGAATCTCGAGCTTGTTCTCTAAAACCTTGGCGGGCGTTGCCTCAGCCTTCGCCTCTGTTTTGGCGGGCTCAACTTTAACAGCTTCAGGAGCCGTCACGGCTGTGTTCTCAGCAGGTTTCGCAGTATCTGCTGGGAGCGTAGCGGGTGTATCTAGCGCCACATTAAGTGCGTCTAACAAGCCAAGTTCAGGAGCGGGTGTGCTCATTCGTTATTTTTTCCTTTGTTTTCAGTCCAGGGTTCCGGCAACACTGCCGGCTGCTCCGCCAAATTGGTCAGAGCCCCAAAGTTTCTCAGACAGTCATAAAATCCTTCGCGTCGTGCGTTTTGAAGAGCGCCCCACAAAGCGATGTCCGTGCCTTGCGGAACGGGCATGGCTTTAGGCAAAGCAAAATCCACAAGCACTTCAAAAGCGTGAGCTAAAGCCGGTTGTTTAAGACACTCTCTTAATTCAAGTTGGAGGTCTTCCCTTTTACGCCATTCATCAATAGTCATCATATATATCTTATTGACAGACTTGTGCCATTATGGCAAGCACAAAATATTAGGAGTTTCTGATCTTGCTGGCGATTTCAGCATCACGTAGAGCCATCTTCTGTTGGTGATCCGCCAGCTTGATTTGCTGATCCACCTTCGCTTCTTCGACTCGCATCTGCATGTTAATTTGGTGGTCTTGAAGTTTCGCGGCCGTGTTGGGGTCAATACCACCCTGCCCGCCGCCACGCCTGGCCATTGCTTCTTGTTGCTTACGCATGTTCTCTTGCTCGGCCCGCATGTTGTTTTCCAAAGCCACAATAGCTTCACGCATCAAGTTCAGCATTTCGTTGTACTGCCCAATCTCAATCTTGCGTGTCGGATCTCCGGCGATCTGCTGGAGGTGCATCATTGAGTGTTGGTAGTTCAGTGAAAGATAAGCCAAAGCCATGTCGGGCTTGGCGATGCCTTGGGCGGTAGCGTCGAGCATCCCACGGGCGTCGGCCAAGTGAACACGAATATGAACCGAGTGATTTTCGGTAGGCATAACAGAAATAGGACGTCCGTCTTGAAACTGGGCGTTTTCGAGTTCGGCAATCTTGGCGTCGGTTGGCAAGCGTTCCTTGAGTTTCCCGGCGGGGAGATACCGATCAACCTGGTCGTAGCCGACACGAGCGGCAACACGATCACGGATAAGATTCTGCTGACCCACTTCGTCGAACCGAGGAAGGAGTTGGATAAATTCGTTGAAGGCCAAGATACGGGCACCACTAGATCCGTAACCGACGGCACGTACCGGGATGACTTCGTGTACGTCGAGCACTGCTTTCCACGGCACCCCTCGTTCTTCGAGCCTCGAACGGAACTTTGCGTAACCTTCGTAGCCGGCGTCGCCAGGCTGCCAGGTGTCTTTCTGCAAGCGCTGGAAACTTTGTTTGAGGAGCTTTCCCCAAGTCACATAAAACAAATTGATGCTGGCGGTAGTAAGAACAGATTCGTTCGCCAGCTGAGCCTGAACCTCAGTCGCTGTTCTTTCCTTGCTTCCCTGAACCTGCTGGTGGGATCGGTAGCTCCCCGTGTTCGCTTGGCGGGTCATGGAAAGTTCCTGAACAACCGGCATTACGCTGTTGTTGTAGTTAGGGAACTGAGTCGATACGACCTCAAGGTTCGGAGGAAGGAATGAAATAGGTCCGGCAAACGCCAATGACAAACGGCTTACGTCCTCTGCGGTTTTGGGTTGGAGAACCAAGCTGGTCGACATCATAGAGCCGTCGACCATCGCACAACGGAGACGATTGCTTACCTGGATATGCGGGAAGATTTTGTAGCCCAAGCCACGGATGGAGTGGTAGGTGCCATTGCCGACGCCAAAGGTAAATAGGTTGAAGGCTTCTGTAGCTTTCTTGAAGCGACCTTCTTTTTTGTAAAGGAAGTCGGTATTCGATCCGTCGCGCAATCCAATATAGTGACTCACAGAACCGTCGTATTCACGTACGTAATAGTGATTCACCCGAATCTCGCCAGCGCGAGCGTAGGAGTGATATAGGTCGTTGTTTTTAAACTCCCGCTCCAGCTCTTCCCAGCTCTGGTCGCCGGGGCGGTTATTTTTGTGAAGTGTAGCTAGGGCCTTGCGAACCTCTTCAACATTCCAGCCTGCTTCTTTAGCGGCCTTGGGGTTCTTGATGAAATTGTAAAGCTCGTGAGCCAGGTAAACACGGCGCGCTACGGCAAACTCAATCCGATCTTCGGTGGCCTGTGTGCCTCGGGGAATAAGAAAGTCACCAATCCCGCAAACACGCCAGCGCCAGTCTTTATCGTTCTCGAAGAAGGTAACTCCGAGGCCCTGTGAAATAAAGTGATGGGCCAACAATTGAAAATTAAAATGAAACTGATCCCACTCAACCAAAGTCTTGTGGAACTCTTCGGAGATCGCCCCTGCCCAGTTCTGTCGTTCGCTCGCATCGCCGAACGTAGTCTTAACTTCGACTAGCTTCTCTACGCCGTTTACCAAATCAGTGTAGGCGGCGAGCGCATTCTCCAGGTCGGCTGCAGCTTCACCAAAATTTAGATTGGCGCGGTACGCCTGACCCATACTGCGAAGCGTGCTCGGGTTGTAGGGTGGATCTCCATCGAACATCGCTTGGACCTTACTGCGATCCTGATCAGCGTGTGCATCCGACTCTCTCAGCGTAGTATAAATACTGTGAGCCGACTTGGCGTCTTTAAGACGTGCCTTTGGCGGGGCTCCTGTTTCGCTGATGTTCTCGAGTAAGATGTCCACGTGAACGACTATTCTGTCTACTGTCAGTTAAAAGTCAATAATTTAACACGGGGTCTTTGTTGGTGTCGATCACGCGATCCAGTCGGCGAGCCTGCTCTTGCCAGCCCCCGCTCTTCCTTGCCATCACCGTTCCGCCAGCCATTGCTCCGACTCGTACCCGAATACACTCCAACCCAACAAAAGCTGCGTCTGCCAAATCGGGGCTCTTCCCTACCCGCGACTTGTAATCTCGCTTGGACTCTACGACCAACTTACCCCCGGCCATCGTTGTGTATTTCCTACTGGTTAGTTCTCTGGCCAGCTCAGGAATCACACCTTTCAACTGGCCTGACCGCATAAACTCAACTCCACCAAACCAAAGCTCGGTGACCTTATTCCCGTATTTGTCCTTGGCCTCCACCATGGAGCTTGAGCTGATCGGCAGAGTGCTGGGCTTTTCTCCGAACTTCACCCGCAAGATTCGTGGAGACCACGTCTCGGAGATAATATCGCAAAGCGGATCTCCCGCACCGGTGGCGTCGACCGCTAGATATTCCGGCGGCACCCCTTGCTTTTGGCATTCGGCCATAACTTGCCGAGCCACCTGAAAGTTTCTGGGTTGTGGGTCGTTTACGTTTTCTCTGATGATAGTGAATTCTTTTAGGTTCACAGTAGGCCCTGCTTCTTCAGTCCGTCCGTACTCCAAGAAATACAACACCGTTCTGTCTCCGCCGTTGGTAAACGAAGGGTCGAGTCCAGCGACAACCTTGGGCGGCTCAATCCACTTGGGGGCTTTATCCACCTCGAACTTGCGGAAGTCTGCTTCCGAGTAAATAGACTCCTCGGCTCCACCAGGAGCTGGGAAGGAGCGGATAAATCGCCAAAAGGAAATACTGTGCTCGCCGTCGTGGTCTTCAGCGTGCCGTAGTTGTTTTGTCGTAAGCAAGAACGGCCAGGCGTCGTCATGATCAAGGTTAGGTGTCTTGGCTCCGTCCAAGTGAAGACATAAACCCAGCTTCGTCTTCCACTCCTCTTGATCTACCGTGACCGAGTTCCATCCGCCCACTGGGGTGGCGAACATACCGAAGGGGTCGTACTGGCTGGCAAAGTTACCCAAGGCGATACATTGAAAGGTAGGGTTGGCGTTTAGATTGGAGATAGCTTCGAAGACCGAATTGGTCACGTCGGTGGCCTCGTCGATGATAAGGAACACCCGCTGGTTCTTAAGCCCGATAAGTTTGGCTGTGGCCTCCTTTTCTTTGTCAGGGCTAGACGGCACCAGGGTTATGGATGACCTGTCGCTGGACTCCCCTTCCGTCAAAATGATCTTACCCATGGAGTCTATCAATTTCCCGGGAAAGCCTGGGACCTGCAAAAATCGCTCACGGATGCCTCCCCAAAGGCGTTTACGGGCCTCCCGAATAGATGTGCTGGTAACCAAGACAAGGGTCTCGTGGGGAGCGCAAAGCCAGTTCACCAATCCCCACATAGCAAAGGTCGCCGTCTTCCCGCTGGACTTGGGGCCGGAGATAGCAAGGTAGTCCTGCTCGCAAGCTGCCTGGATCATCCGCTCCGCCCAAGGGTGCCAGCAGAACCCGGCTTTGTTTCGCGTCTTGTGATATGGCCATAGAATCTCTACAACATTCTTGAAATGCTGAAACTTGCCCAAACCTCCAGTTTCTGGGGTCAAACCCAGCTTAAAAGCCATAAGCTCAATTTCGAGTTTTCCGGCCCCTTCCGGCCACACTTTTCCGTACAGATTCGTCGGCATCAGACATTAATTGCCAGTAATCGCTGTTTTGTCAATAAAAAAATGAGGTCCTTTTTGTAGCAAAGCATTGATTTTCAGTAACTTGGTGCGGTGGCTGAGTGGTCTAAAGCGACGGTTTGCTAAACTGCTCACTGTCAATAATATATACACATTTTGTCTACCCTTTTCTTGAGTAAAAACGACTTACAGTTGACACTCATGACACGGGTACGGTCATAGAATGTATATCTTTTCCTTGACATCAGACATTAATTGTCAGTAATGTCTCGTTCAAATATGAATAAGCAATTCAAACCGATTGAGGTGCAAGACGGCTTTGCGAATGTGAAAATCTATCAGTGCGTGAACAATAAGGATTATTTGACGTACATGGTTACGTGGTGGGCCGAGGGAAAAAGACAGCGTCGTGCGATTGCAGATCTTTCGGAAGCCAAGCGCGAGGCTCGTAAAATTGCCAGGGATCTTGCGGACGGTCGGGCGTCAATGGTTTCAGTCTCTACCAAGGAGCTGAGTTATTTTAGAGATCTTGAAAAGAAGATGGGCGGTACCCCGCTAAGCGAGGCCGTTGCTCTGTGGTTGCAAAATAGCGAAAGCAAGTTGCCTCAAATCAGCGTAAGCGAGGTTTTGAAGGAAATGCTAAACATAAAGCTGAACGACACCTTTATTGAAAAACGTCAGAAACAAACCCTCCAACAGCGTTGGGGCAAATTTGAAAAAGTTTTTGGGGAGCGAATTGTGTCCACCATCAAAGCCAAGGAACTGGACTCCTTCTTATCTAACCCGGAATGGCAGCCTAGAACCCGTCAGCACTATCGTGGGGCTATCAGTATGATCTTTGATTACGCCAAGCGGAAAGATTACTTGGAGCCAGACAAAGACCATCAGGCTGAAAAGACTGAAAGTATCCGAGTTAACGACGCGAAGCTGGAAAGCTGGTCAGTTGAAGATATGGCTTTAATCCTTAAACACGCCACAAAGAGAACGATACCCTGGATTGTTTTGGGTGCCTTTGCAGGCATCAGGTCTGCTGAAATTGACAGGCTGAGCTGGGAAGATATCGACTGGTCTAGTAATTTGATACTAATCAAGGGAAAGCTTGTAGGTGGTTCTAAATCAAGAGCTAACAACGATAGAGCCATAGCCATGACCGCTAATCTAAAAGCTTGGCTTAGCCCTTTTAGGACATATAAAGGTAATATACTCAAAAGCCTCGGTGTAACTAGTGCAAACAAAGACATTTACAACGCGGTTAATGAAGTAATTCACAAGATTCATAAGGAAAAACCACTATTTACTTGGAAACAGAATGCGAATCGTCACAGTTTTGCCACATACTATTTAGCTATGACTGGAGACGCTTCAACAACAGCACTTGCGATGGGCAACAGCCCAACCATGTTGCTGCGTCGGTACAAAACCATCCAGGTGGATGGGAGAACAGTGAACCGGGCTATGGCGGAGAGGTACTTCGCAATTCTGCCGGGTCAAGGAGGAACAAATGAAAGAACAGCAGGAGAGGAGACACGAAAGATCGAGTAACCAAACAGTAAAAACAATAAGCTTACCCAAGCACATGGCAAAATTCCTCGAAGAGGAAAGCCGGCGAATAGGGGTAAACAACGTTTCAGGATTGGTTAGAATGGTTTTGGCGCAGTACATCGATGCGCAGGGTGGAAAAACGATTAAGAGGTGATTGCGCTAAGGGGATAAGACGGAGTAAGGATTAACATTAACGAGTCATAAATGAAGTCTTATTAAAAAAAGGTTCCCGCAAAAAACACATCTAGTTTTTAATTTGGATTGACTGCCGTCATACGGCGTGTTTAGATGTCATACACCGTATGAATCTAATATTGGAAGCTCACTCATTTAAAGTAGCAATCACTCCTTCCAATAAACTTCACATCTTCGTCGAGAACGTAAACCCCTCTGAAATCAGCAAACAAATTCCTGAAAAGATTTATTCCGTAAAAGAAGCCGCCTCTCGTCTCAAAGTCGGCGACCGCACAATCCGTCGGTACTTAAATAACAAACGTCATCCCCTCCCTCACTCGAAAGCTGGTGGAATAATCCGCATTTGTGAGTCGGATATCCAGGCGTGGCTCGCGAATGAGAAATTCGGAGTCGCACGTGAATAGTCGTGCCAAAGGTTGTGTTGGTGAGCGTGAGTGGAGAGACGAAGTCAAAAAGCGTGGCTACACCGCAAGGCGTGGCCAGCAGTTCTCTGGGAATCCGGATGCACCCGACGTCATTTCAGAACTCCCATTCCATTTCGAAGTCAAAAGGGTTCAGGCCCTCAACGTCGGAAAAGCTGTTGAACAAGCGATACGAGACTGCGGAGGAAAACCCATCGCAGTGGCGCACCGTAAAAACAATTCACCCTGGCTCGTGACCATGACCGCGGATTCTTGGTTCGAGCTAGTAACTAAAGTACATCCGCCAGCGGAGATAAAATAAAATGACAGTTGGAGAACTGTTGGAAAAACTGCAAAAGGTAAGCCCTTCCCTCGACATCTGCGTCGATGTGGATTCGGACTGCTTCGATATACAGGAAGTTCAGACCTGGCGAAGTGGAAGTGATGATTCTGAAGGTTCGTTTGTTTCGTTGATCATCGAAACTTGAACCTCTTTCCTTGGCAGAAGGAAAACGCGTCCCAGTTGATGGACGCCCTGATCAACAACCGTGTGGCGTTGGACGCTAGCGATTGCGGAACAGGAAAAACGGTCACGGCAGCCTTTGTCGCTAAGCAGATGAATATGCCCGTGGCCGTGATATGTCCTAAAGCGGTCATACCTTCTTGGAAGCATTGGCTTAAAGAAGCCGGCGTCGAACCCTTGTTTGTGATCAACTACGAAAAACTCCGAACAGGAAAAAAGCACGGCAAGTGGGTAGCTAAGAAATGGCAGTGGGATCTCCCCTCCTCTACCCTTCTGATTTTTGACGAGGTTCATAAGTGCAAAGGATACAGCAGCCAGAACGGTAAGATCTTGGGTGCGTCTAAGGCTGACCACACCGTCCTTATGCTCTCAGCTACGGCTGCTCAGAACCCCCTGGATATGCGCTGGACGGGCGACCTTCTCGGCATCCATACCGGCGTTAACTACTGGGGTTGGCTTAAGACCATGAAGGTGGCTCAAGCCCCTTGGGGTGGCTTCCAATACTACGGCGGCAAAGAAGGTCTCCTCGCAATCCATGCCCATATCTTCCCCAAGAAAGGCGTACGTACTCGCGTACAGGATCTCGGGGATGCCTTCCCTCAAAACAACGTCATGTCCGAGGTCTTCGATATCGATGACCGTATTGGCAAGCTCTACGGACAAATGGAGGCCGAGCTGGCTACCTTAGCAGAGGCTAAGTCCAATGACTTCGACCCTTCTGAGCCTCGTACAAGGCTATTAAGACTCCGCCAGGAGGTTGAACTACTGCGAGTGCCCGTACTTACCGAGATGGCGAAGGAGCATGTTGAGGCTGGATGCAGTGTCGTGATCTTTACCAATTTCATGCAGACCTGCCGGACGCTTATGGAGCGTTTAAATGCTCCTGCAATCCACGGAGAGCAGAGCGCAGAAGAGCGTCAGGAGGCAATCGACAAGTTTCAAGCGAACAAAGAGCACATCATTATCGTGCAAATTCAAGCCGGCGGTGTTGG